CCTCCTCATCCATCCTGACACCCTCCACCTCCACGCCTAGCCACTCCTCTGGCAAGCTGGAGGTCATAAAGCACGACTCCGACAGAGAGTGAATCGCAGTCCCACGCTGGGCTGCAGCTCCTGACTCTCCCTTTGGCATCTTGGCTGAAAGCTGAACGCTTGCGGGGCAAGCAATCCACCGTCCCGCAGCACTTGGTCTGAGCAGTGTCTGTTTTATCTGTTCCATGCGTCTCTTTCGTTGTGTGAATCTTCAATGAGTATTTGGTAGATGCTGGAGCGAACCTCGTTACTTACTGCGTGTCCCAAGTCCTCCGGGTCCAGCATCCGCTTCAGCAATTCAGCCTTGTCTCGGCACTGAACGCGAGACTTCTCCAACTCAGTCCCCAGCCAGAGGATGTGCGCTTTGAGCGTTTGGCGCTCGTCTTCTTGTAGAGTCATACACCACCCCACAAGCCAATCAGAACAGCGTCAGCGCGTCCATCGTCCTTGACCCTACTAAAGAGATGCGCCTCCCTCGGGAACAGCTCCATGACCCGCTGCCGTGATCCGTCCTTACCCTTGGCGGCACCTGACAACTTCTGCCAACTCTGCGGTGTGATAAACGTCACAGGTATCTGCTTGGCGGCAAGCACACCCTCAATGATGCCAACCGAACGCCCAAAGCTGAACATGGAACTGACACCCTGACCAGGCATCGCACCTACCTTCTCGACTGTTGCCCGGTGAGGTGCGAGCTGCTGCATCAAGAGTGCAAGGCCAGCGGGACAGACTTGGCGCTTTTGGCTCTTGTTGCGCTCCACAGTGACCGTTGGCATATCGTGAACTGACACCAGCACACCGTTCAGGAGCAGTGCAATAGCGCCTGATGCGCCAGGGTCAATGCCAATGACCCGAGAAAAAGAAGGGGGGGACAATTTGTCCCCCCCTAAGGTAGGCAACTGCATAGCCTGGGGGGATTGTAGGTTGCTCATGCTAAAAGTCTCCAGGCTGTTGCGGCACAAAGTGGCACTTGTCCGTTGCCAATGGCTTTAAGTCTGTCCACCCTAGCGGCCACCCCATCAGCCACTCTACCCACGTTGGGTTCAATTGCCCAGAAGTTGGATGAGCGACCATAGGCAAGTTCAACTGTTTCCCCTTCTCTGCTCTGCGTTGAATTGATGGATTGCTCATGTTGCCCCTGTCCCGACAATCCGAGGCTTGTGGCGTTGGGAATGTTCTTGCATAAGTTGCCAAACTCCTCCCCGATTGACTTGGAGCATTCTTGTTGAACAAGACTTTCTTGTTGTCTCTGTTCACCGTGTCGGGTGTTGGTAGCAACGATCCAGATTCTGTCCCTCTGATGGACTGCTCCAACGTCCGCTGCTCCCAACACTCCCCATCTCGCATCAAACCCCATTGCGGCCAAGTCTCCAAGAACGGTTCCAAGCCCCCTAGAAGTAAGCATTGGTGAGTTTTCCACAAGCGCATATCTGGGTCGTATTTCGTGAATGATCCTCGCCATTTGACGCCACATTCCTGATCGTTCCCCGTCAATCCCTGCGCCTTTCCCGGCTGCTGAGATATCTTGGCATGGAAACCCACCCGAAACAACGTCAACAATTCCTCGCCACGGCTTTCCGTCAAAGGTTTGTACGTCATCCCAAATCGGGAAAGGCGGGAGAAGTCCGTCATTTTGTCTGGCGCACAGTACGCTTGCTGGATAGGGTTCCCATTCAACGGCGCAGACTGTTCGCCATCCGAGAAGTTTCCCCCCAAGTATTCCGCCACCAGCGCCTGCGAAAAGAGCCAACTCATTCACTTCTCACCACTACTCGTTCAATGCGCGTTACCAATGGATTTGTCGGGTCACCAGAAACCTCTAGCTTGTCCCCGTACTTCTTTGGGGCCAGCTTGGAAAGCAACCATTTGCGGGTGTCAACTTGAAGTTTATGCTTTTGGATGGCTTGCCAGTCTTTCTTACCGTCACCAGTCTCAGGGACTTCTTGATCGCTCAGTTCCATTACTTCTTGGGCCATGCGCTCAATCAGGTCTTCCCTCGCGTGCGCGTAATTGTCTCTCAAAAGTGAGTCCTCACTAACCCATTTATGAAACGTGCTATTCGCAATCCCTGCGGCTTGGCACGACTTGAAAGTGCTTAGGCCGTTCCTCATGCCTTCCAAGACTTCTTGGCAAATGGCGGCTTTGTCCCTTACGGGCTTTGTTGCCTTTTCGGATTTAGCCTCTTTCTTGGTAGCCATTAAAACCCACCATTACGGGTAGTGGTGCAAGTAACGCTGCCATCCCAATTCTTCACGCATCGAGTGGTGGTTTGGGATTGGACTGCGAAAGACAAGAACAGAACTGCGATTGTGAATAGGGTTTTCACGGTGACTCCTTTGGGTTAAATGGTTGATGGCCTTGCCGCTTTGTGGACAAGAACACGGATTGATCGACTCTTTCCGGGTAATTCGCGCTTCCCCGTTCTCTAGTACCGTGCTTCACGTTGTTGACACCCTGAGTATTTACAGAGTTCGTCTTACCATCATGGGGGTTGTCTGATTTCTCTTTGTGGTCTGAGTCCCGGACACTCATACATCAAACAACCTTCATGATAGTCCCCGTCTTTCCGGAGTGCCAGCTTTGTTTAACGTGCGTAGCTGTCACGGCAGACTTCCGAGCTGCTACGGGTTTATTTTACCTTATTGTAAGATTTTTTTGCAATTATATTGCATCTTTCTTTAACCGTCTGGTTTCGGCGTTGTAATGCTTGGCGATTTCCTGCAAACCTTCTTTGGTGTACTTTCGCACGGTCTGGTCGGATTCGATTTGCTCTACCCGTTCCAGTCCAATGCGTTCTATCAATCCTTTGCGGTATGCAAGGACGTTCCCGGCTAGGTACTGATTGCAGTGCTTGCATTGTCCGTGGATGTTGTCCTCGACAAATCTCATGTGTGGTGCAGAACCAACACTCCGAAAATGTCCGGCATCTGTTTGGTTTGTCTCAGTGCTTGGTGGTTTTCCACATGAGATACAAGACTTGTCGGCATCCCTGGCCCTTACAAACGCATTAAACGCTGTCTGAGCGACTTTTACTAACTGGGGCTTAGTCCTCATGGCTTCTAGTTTTTCTCGGGTCTTCTTGCGGTCTTCTTGGGCTTCCTTGGCGGCTTTCTTTTGTGCCACTTGTCTGGATACCTCAAGGGCGCAAGTTGGGGAACAGACTTTTTGCATGGGCCTAGTGGGGGTGAATTCTGTTTTGCAGACTTTGCACTTTTTCATCTCAGTCTCCACAAAAGCAAGGGATTGTTTCATCGTTGCCGAAAAAGTCTGTTTGGTCTTTGGCGAATTCCATCATTTGGGCGTAGCTTGGGCGGTCTTTGCAAAACCGACCGTTGATTTTTGCCTCTTGCTCAGCCCACCAAACAGCACGTTCAGGTTGATGCTGGATGATGCTCAAAATCTGGTTTCCACCCTTCATAAAGCACAAGTCACAGTTTCCAAGCGTTGTCACCTTGTTTTGGAATGACAAGCCAAGGTCAAAACTATTTGCTTTCCAAAAGGCTTGAACGTCTGCCTGTGTCACGCCTGTTTTTGCCAAGGGTGCGTGTAGGCTTTCCCGCAATTTCACTACCCTTTTAGGTTCGTCTGCCCTTATCCCCGCAAAGGTGTCAAATTCTTTGTGTCCAATGCTTTCCATGTACCGCGCAATCGGGGTGATTTTCAGCTCTGTCGTGCAAAACCGCATCACTGAGTTTGGCAAAAAGCTCTTTCTGTCAATCATTGCCGCAAAGGGTTCACCATTCCTTGCCGCCGTTTCAAAAGTAACTTCCTTCCAGCGGTCTTTGGTTTCCTCTGCGTCCTGGTACTCAAGCCAAACAATTGGAACATTCCAGTTTGTCGCGCAGTCGTTCACAAACTTCAAAGTCGCTTCGTCCTCTTTCCCTGTGTTGGCAAAGCAAACCACACAATCTTCAGGCAGGCTCATGTCGTGAGCCTCTAGCACCTTGTAAAGCATATATGCCGAAGTTCGGCCACCTGAAAAGCTGATGCAGGTCGGTTCAAGTATTTCGAATGGGTTGCTCATCTCATGGCCTTATCAGTTCGGTTGTTTGCGTAAATGTTCGCCTTTTCAGCCTCTATCCGTGCCTGGGCAGCAATCATCATCCAACGGGTGCGCTCTCTGTTTTCCGTAGCCGCCTGAAGCGCCAATAGGTGCTGTTTGTACCTTTCACCTGCGTAGGCTTCCCGTTCTTGCGCTGCTGTTGTTTTGTGCCCGTCTAGCTCTGCCTCTTTCATGAGTTCGGCTTTAACGGTCTTTCGCATCTCTTGCATTAGGACTAGCTGGCCCTCTGACACGGCATAGTCACCAGCATGGTCTCTCAAATAATCGACTGCTTTATCAAGTGCGTTCATTTGATCCCCCATCTTTCTCTTGTTCTTTCAATGATTTGATGCGCTCTGCAACCTTCAGGCCCAACCCTTTGTAAAACCCGGATTCGTTCGCTTCCAGTTCTTTTGTCCACCTTCGCATTTCGTCTATCCAGGCAGGCATCATGGCTAACTTGGCGATGTGGTTGGTCATGTGGTCTAGGTGTTGTTTCATTCATCCTCCAAGTCTCCGGTCAATTTCAGTGCCATTGTTATGACGTGTTCAGGGTACTGCTGGCCTTCACGTACTCTGTCCAAAATCTTCATTGCTTCAAAATAGTTCATGTTTTTAGTTCTTCAGCAAAAATGTTCCACTCCAAACGGCGGCGCTTCATTAAATCCTCATACTTTGCGTATGCGCTTGTTTTTGTCGGTGAAAAACCAAGGTATTTGCACCAGTAATCGTTACGGAGCAAAGTTTTGCACACTCGCCTCCAGCTTGGCGCTTTGCCAGCGTTTTCGATCTTCAAGTCTGCTGCGTCTGGTATTCCATCGGGATAACCACGGGCAGTCCACCACTTGATGTAAACGGCAATTTTGTTTTTGTAATGCTGCGCAGTCTTTGGGGGCGTGCTAGATAACAGGCTTTTGGCAAAGCTCTCCCATGTGTGGCCGTTTGGCAGGGTTATGGTGTGGTTACCCATCACGTTGCCTCGCTCGTTGCTATACATCTTTCCTGTGTTTGCACCATTGACCCGCAAAACTAACTTAGCCCACAAACTAGGCTCAACCACTTGGTACAACCAAAGACCTTTGCGCGATTCATCACCCATTGGCTCACATATACGCATTTGGCTTAACTTCATGCCTGCTTGGTGCATTCGGTCATACAGCTTGTTATGGCTTTTTCCTGTCTTGGCATGAAACGTCCAAATATCCTCAACCTTCCAATCGTAAATTGGGTACACGTTCCAAACATTCTCAACCACGTTGGTGGTAAACATCTTGCCTTCATACGTTGGCTTTTTGCGGCTGATTGAGCGAAAACGGTTGAGGCTTTCTTGTGCGCGAATTCCAACAAAACAGGCGCACTTTTCGCCCTGTGCGTACCATTGGCCGAAAGTGGGTACAAACTCCTCAAACATGATGCCTTCGTACCAAAACGGAAAATGTGACCCGTCTTTGATGCTGATCTCTGACTTTTGACGCGCCCACAGATTCTTTTTTGTTTCGTCCCAGGCTGTCCACTCAGGCTCAAACGTAGAACAGGCGTTCCATGTCTTGATTGGCACGGCTACCCAATACGGTTCAATGTGGTCGGCGTATTCTTTGTAAATTGCTTCGGCAAAGTCGATGGTCAAAGTAAATTGCGCTTCCCAATCCAAAAAAAACAAGCCAATTTTGCGGCCACGCTTTTTAGCTTCTTCGCAAACCATGTGAACCATGACGCCGCTATCCTTACCCGCTGAAAAGCTGCAATAGATACGGTCAAAGTTATCAAACGTCCATTCGATGCGCTCTTGTGCCGCTTGCAGCACGTTGATTCCAAGTCCACGTTTAGGCATTGCAGCTCTCCCACTTGGCGATAACTTCATCGGCTACACGGTTAGCCATGTCTTGTGCTTCGGGCGTCATGTAAAAATTCCACGCTATGCGCGTTTCTTCTTCGGTTGCGCCGCAAGCAAAACAGCAAGCCGCTTGACCAATCCACGGGCGCTTTCCTTGGCTTTTGCTCAAATGCTGTTCTGCGCTGATTGGATAGGCGTTAACGGCCCCGATCATTGCCTCCCGGCACTTTGTCTCTGTTGACAAGATATTTGCAGCGTGTTGAATTTTGTTCATCTCATTTTTCCTTTTTGCCCACATTCCAGATTTAAAGCATTCCCAATTCCAATAGGGATGCCACTTTTCAAACAGGTCACGAAAGCGGTTCATCTACACCCTCAATTTCTTCAAAGGTTTCAGCTTCCCACGCTTCGGAAAACTCAGCATCTGTAAACAATCCAGACAATCCCGTGACTTGCTGCAAACGCAAAACCTCGTCCGAATCCATGCCAAGCTCTTTGGCGATCTTTTCATCAGACCAAAAACGGCGCTTGAGTTCGACAACAATTTCAGACATTGATTCAACCTTATGTTCACCACGGGCACGGTTGTGGCGAATTGTTGATGCCATGCGGTCGTTTTTGTTTTGGCGGTTGCCATTGATAACAACGGCAGGCAAGTAACCATGAACACGGGCGCGAACTGTCTCTGACTCTTTGCCTACACGATGACGGTGAAATCCATCTACCACCTCAAACACCCCGTCACGGCTCCATGAAACGATTGGCTGTGTGTAACCATCCTCAGTGATGGAATGCTCCAGCAACTTCATTTCAGGTGGCGCTACGCTGTTTGGGTTGTAGTCGTTGGCGCTAACCAAGTCTGACTTAATCCAGCGAACACAATCCACTGGTTCGTTTTTGAACGGCGAATAAGGAAGCAAGGCCAAACGAATGTCATTGATTGCGTCAATGCGGTCTTGCAGGTCTAGGCTATCAAGTTTGGAAAACAAAGCTGCACATTCATTTGCAATCATTGTTTTTTCTTGGGTATCAAACAAATCCATCTATTTCTCCTGTTGTTGCAGTTCAATTCTAACCACAAATCAACACAATTTAAAAGTTTTTTTTATAGGGTTTTCCCTAGGTAAAAGTTTTTACCTTGGTGTTGTCTTACTTTGGGATGACATTAAACAAAGTTCTTTCTTCTTCAATTCTTTGTTGCTGCAAAGGCTTGTATTCAGGGTTCAACTCGCACCCCAAATACTGGCGGCCATGCTGGAGCGCCACGGCTGCGGTCGTGCCGCTGCCCATGAACGGATCGAGCACAATGTCGCCTGGGCGTGAGCCAGCCAAAATGCACGGCTCGATCAACGCGGGCGGGAAGGTGGCGAAGTGAGCGCCCTTGTAGGGCTTCGTTGCAACCGTCCAGACGCTGCGGCGGTTGCGGGTTTCCCACTCAACGCCAGCCAGTTTCACCAAGCCTTCTTTGGTGGCGTTCTTTGGATCACCCGTCCCAACATACTTATGTGTCTTGTTTCCTGCTGGTTTCTCGCTGACGGCTGGCTCCTTCATTGCCTCGCTGTCAAAAAAATACCTTTCCGATTTGCTCAACAAAAAGATGTACTCATGCGCTTTGGTGCAGCGGTCGCGCACCGACTCTGGCATTGGGTTTGGCTTGTGCCAGATAATGTCTTGGCGCAAATACCAGCCATCAGCGCGAAGGGCGAAGGCCAGCATCCACGGGATGCCGATCAGGTCTTTAGGTTTGATGCCTTGTGGTGGCTTGCGCGTCTCTCCATTCCATGCTCCAGCCTGCGACCCTTTGGTTTGCTTTGTTCCTTGCACTTGAGCGCCACCTTGGGCAGCGTAGCTATCCCCAATGTTCAGCCAAAGCGTCCCATCGTCGGCCAGAACGTCACGCACGCAGCGGAACACCTCAACCATTGCGGCGATGTATTGCTCTGGCGTTTGCTCCAGACCAATCTGGCCTTCATGGCCGTAATCGCGCAAGCCAAAGTAAGGCGGGCTAGTCACGCACATCTGAGCCTTCACGCCCTCGCTGGCCCATTGCCGCATGGTGTCGCGGCAGTCTCCAAATTCGATCTTGTTCATAGCAACCTTTCATTGATAACAAGTCGTCAAACAGCATCCCTACTACTCTCTGACACATACCCCGACTGGTGAACGCTTGGATGTTTGAGGCAATACTCACCTAAGAACAATCAATAAAGATTGAACTTAGTGAAATCACCCCGACTGGAGCCACGCCCGTAGTCATCGGAATAGTCTATTGTTAGATTGACCATCTTGCAGAGTTACCCGACTAACATCGGCCCTTCTACCCGTCTCTGCACCCCTTTCGGGTCACTCTTGTGGGTTTGGCTTGGGAAGGTTCCCCCGTTGCCTTTGAACACAGTTACGGCGGCTTTAAATGCGGTC